CTCGCATCAACATGAGGTTAGATAAGCACCTCAGAATTAAGGCTGAACTTAAGCAAGTTCGCGTTGACAGGGGAAAATGCACTGAAGTTTACAACGAGTTATCTACCAGCGATCATAGGCTCGTTGGGGCACTTGACCTCTTTGACCTTAGGATTGGTCAGCTAATCAATGAGTCTGATGTCGAAGCAAATCAATTACGCGAAGACAAAAGCTTTCTTAATCACCTCACAGAACAAATTAATCTAATTGACGGATAAAAATATGAAAAATCACAATTCAATACTAGAGCTTAGTGCTTACCCATTAATCCCAGTTGTCCATATGAATGGCAGCTCCAAAAAGAGTCTTGTATCTCAATGGACTCAATTTCGGAATGACCTTGAGAAGGCAGCAGAAAATTTTCCCCACGAGTCCTGTCATGGACGCAATCACTATGTCAAGGGTGAGATAGATGATCCTTGTCCACAAGTTGCAATGCGTGAGGCAGCTATTCGAGTACAGAAGGCAATCGAGGAATTAATTGATTGCTCACAGGAAGTCTTAGAAAAAGTTAACGAACAATAATATGAAAGAACCAAAATTCAAAGTAATTAGAGATAAAGCTCCAACATTGGAGGAAGCACAGAAGTTTGTGGGGGGACTAGTCGAGATAGTCTATATTCCTGACGGGCAACTTCTCTGCAATGAGGAGGGCTTATTTCAGCCTGATCCGATCACTAACATCCCAGCGTCTATGATCGCTGAGCGAATGATTGTTGGAGATGTAATGGTGCTAACCGAAAAAGCCTTATGGACATAATTAATCTCAGTAAATTTAATGCAAAAGCTCTTTGGAATTGGAAGGGTGAAGTGGAATGGAATGGGACTAAAGAGGAAATTAAGAGAGCAAAGAAAAATCTTCAAAGTCTTGCTAACAAAGCTTGTACAAAAAAGGGTGACACCTTGAAGCAATTAGAAGCAATTAATATCCTTAGTGAGGAGTTGATCGTGCATATTAAGTACCTCAAGGAAATAAAATCTATTAAGGAAATATCAGAGCTTTAAAACTATTTAATCTTTTTTCTTGCTATCTGTGTCACATATAGTAAGATATTAATTATGAACAGAGAAACATACTTAGTTAACGCAACCAACAGATTGCAAAAAACATTATTCACGCCAGCTGGTTTAGAAGTTCCTAGCGATGTAAAAGTCTCTTGCTCCTTACCAAGTAAAAAAGCATTTGCTCGTAAGAGACGGACAATAGGGCAATGCTTCAATCGTGCAGCTTCAGACGCTGGCATTAACGAGGTTTTTATATCTCCAACCATTGACGATAGCATCGAGGTATTAGGTGTATTAATCCATGAGCTAATTCACGCGATTGACGATTGTAAGAATGGACACCGCAAGCCATTTGTTGACATGATGAATAAGCTTGGTCTTGGTGGTAAACCAACTGCCACTGAGGTCTTAGAAAATTCTACATTACATGATCACCTTAGTCGCTACATCAAGCGTTATGGCTCATATCCACATCAGCGTTTAAACATGCTTGACGGAGTTAAGAAGCAGACCACTCGCATGCATAAGGTTGAGTGTGAGTGTGGCTTCATTTATCGCTGCTCACAAAAGGCAATGGATATGATCCACTGGGCACACTATAGCTGCCCATCATGTGGAGGTAATAGAGACCTAATTAACATTTAACTTGCCACTTGCTTATAGTGCCACCAAAATCATGATATTATTAATAGCTTACGCAATTCAAATCATTTTCATCTTATACATAATCAAGGATCAATTATGGGACTAAAAAAATCACAGAGCAACCTAGACACCGCACTCGCAACATTTAAATATTGTGCGAGTGCGGAAACCGCACACGGAGAATATGACCCCACTAGCCACGGGTCACTACATAACCATTGTGGTTGCGTGGCATTCGCATGCCAGCAGCTATTTGGATGGGATATCGTCCAAGGCAAAATTAATGGTATATCACACTACTGGAATCGCATCGACAAAGAGACTGAGGTTGATTTTTGCCTAGAGCAATTTGGTGCTGATTCTTACATTTTTAAGTTTCCCGTAGGGAGACTAACTAAACCAAGAAAACATATAAATAAAAGATTCCTGAAATTTTGGAATCGAGTACAAGAAAGCTACTACCAATGAAAAAAAATAAAGATGAAACCTACTGGGAGCAAAAATTAGTTGCAGAGGCAACTGACACCAGCTCGCCCTTAAATCAAGAAATCGCAGCAATAGATAAAACATTGAAGTCAGACAAGAAGATGGCAGACAGGCTGGCTAGTGAATTAGAGAAGCTTCAAGCTCAGCGAAAGTTACTGCAAACAAAGATTTGCAACTACCAAGTTGACATTGATCACCTTGAATCAAAAGTTAAAGCAAATGAGCTTTCGGTTCAGGGGCAAAGGAACGCAAAGCGAGCATCAATAAAGATGATTAAAAAACATAAGTTGTTATTTTCATTAAATGATTGCTGCCCTTCATTAAATTCCGAAGCTACAAAAGACTTAGAGGATCAAGAGGTATATTTAGATACATGGATTGATGTTAGAAATAGATGCAATGAACTGGTATGGGAAACTGAAGCTGATGAGGCTGATCGAAGATTGAGCTTGCAAAATGCAACACAATAAGCCAGCTTGCATTCCTATGAGTCCTGAAGAAAAAGCATCATGGGGAGGCAAGCGAGACAATCAAACTGGAAGACCAGCTCTACCTGAAGACATTAAACGAGTTCATATGACCTTGCGAGTTGCACCTGAAACTAAATCATTCCTTGATAAAGATAAGGATGGCACAGGCAAGGCAGTTGACAAATTAGTAGTGAGAGCAAAATTAAAAAAGATTTGACTTAATTAGCTCCAAGTTGAGTCATATTAACAATGGCTCAACTTGGAACTAAAAAAGCCCTTTTAAGGAGGGGTGAAGTAAAAAAAGGGTTAGGTATTTCTGAGCAAGAAATGTCTAATATGGTTAAGGAAGGAATAATAAAACCTTACTATTACCGCGAAGGCTCAAGAGCATTTTACTTAAGAACTCAAATTGAAAAATTCCTAAAAGGTGTTCAGGAACTTGTTGAGACATGAGAGAGTTCAACGAAGATAGGAATAAGCTTAAAAACGAGCCTGATATAAGTCAGCTACATTCTGAGCTTGCTGATATTCTAGAGGATGCTGGTAGGAACATTCGTAGGAGGTCAGACTTTGACGATGTCCGCTATGCTCGCTGGGATGGGCAATCTGACTCAGGTAGGAAGCACGAAGAGTTCATTGGCAACAAGCCTATCCCTTGGGAGGGTAGTAGTGACACTCGTAATAGACTAGCTGACAAGATTGTAAATAGACATGTACATTTAGGCATTGAGAGTTTCTTTCGTGCTAATATGGATGTCGTGGGGATGGAGCAATCTGACACTAAGAAGGCAGCCTATTGGAGAGATACCCTTAAGTATTTCTTAAAGCAAAAAATGCTGCCTGAGTTGCGTAGAGAGGTCGAGATTTTAGCTCAAGAACTTTTCTCAGGTTCTCCAGCCATTGCTATACTTGGAGTATACTGGCAGCAAGAGACTATAATGAGAATGAAGCGTTTCTCAGTCGATGAGGTTGCGATATTAGTTCAGTCAATGGGTGGTGACGAAAATGCCATGCAAGAAATTTTATCCATCCTTCAAGACCCTGACATGGATGAGAAGGCAATGCTAATAATGCGTCAGGTGTTTACTGGTGTTAAGGATAAGGTTCTAAAGAAGGGATTGAAAGAATTTAGAGAAACTGGTGAGACCAAATTGCCAGCTCCAACTTCTCACGAGAACAGACCGAGATTTGTAGCACATCGTTTAAACGAAGACATATTCATTGATTCAAACACAACTGAAATTGATCGAGCAAGATTAATTTTACGAAAGGAATGGTTCACTGAAACTGAGCTTAGGGATAAAGTTTTGACTGAAGGATTTGATGAAGATTTTGTCGATGAGGTTGTAAGGAAGACAGAGAGCATATCAGGTGTTGCACAATATGACCATAGGTCACCAGCCAGCTTTGGGGGGAATATTGATGGAAGGACAAGTGAAAGTGATTACGATGACTTGTATGAAATTTTTTACGCTTATCAAAAAGTTTTTGATGAGGACACTGGAGTGCCAGCAATTTATTGCACTGCATTCTCTGCTAATGTTAATGACTCTTACGGCAAGCATACCATGCTGGAATATGGTCATAATCAAATGCCTTTTGTTTTATTCAATCGCGAGCGTTTAAGTCGATCAATATTTGACTCACGGGGAATCCCTGAAATTGTAGCAACGAATCAATACGAATCAAAAGTTCATAGAGACCTCAGGAATGATGCCTCACAGATTTCAGTAATACCTCCACTTTTAGTTAATGCTAGACGAGGGGCAATGAATCTACTTGTTGCACCAGCCTCGCAGCTAACAATAACTAGACCTGACGATATTGGCTGGTTGCAACCTCCTCCGATATCACAGGGCAGTATTGAGGCAGAACAGGCTGCCATAATGGACGCTGAAGCATACTTTGGTAGATCGGGAAACCAAGAGGATGATATGCTCTATAGTCAGTGTGTAGTCAATCGCTGGCTAGACTCATGGAAGGAAGCATTAAGCCAAGCTTTATGTTTATGCCAGCAATATTTACCTCCTGAATTTGTATCAAGATTAACTGGAGGAGACCCTCAAGAAATAGCGATACAACCTGATGACATTCAGGGCAGATATGACCTGAGCCTGAGGTTTTCTGTAGATACGCTAAATCCTGAGTTCATGGAAAAGAAATTACAAGCAGTGACCCAATTGACACAATTTGATACAATGGGATCAATAGACCGAAACGCACTTGTACAAATCTCAGCAGAAACAATTGACCCAACCCTTGCGGAGAGAATTGTTATGGATAAAAACTCTGCGTCCCAAAAGGAGGTAGATGAAGAGCAAGATGCTTGGGTTAAAATTATTGCAGAGATCGAACCTCAGCCAAAGGAAGGGGTTAACTTCCAGCTCAGGCAACAAACCGCAAATCAAATATTACAAGGCTCGCAAGCAATTCAAAAGAAGATGCAAGAAAGTCCGCTAGTAAAGCAATTGGCAGAGAACCGCATGAAGTATTTACAATTTGGAATATCTCAATTAGAAAATGCTAAGACTGGTAGAGTCGGAGTTAAGCCTGTCATGGGAGGAGGGTATTAATGTTTAAACGCAAAGTTAAGCTAGTAAAATACCCTGAGCCAATGTCCATGCCTGAAGTTGGTAATGTGTTTAGAGACCAAGGTGAAGGATCAAAAATTTGGCAAGCATTAGACACTATAATTGATAACCATTTATTGGATGCGGTAAACGAGGTCTCAGACTCTAAATTAAGCACACAACAACTGTCTCATGCATCAGGGCGAATTGATGCAATATCAAGTCTTAAGGCTCGCATGGAGGAATTTAAAATATGGAAGACTGGGAAGACGAATTACAAGAACAGTTAAATGAAATAGTTCAAGAGGAGATAAGTAAAGGGTTCACAGTTCGACAAGTTTGTGGGGTTCTAGACACTTTAAGGTTTGAGCTAATCGCGAACATGTCAGTTGTCGAAATCGAGGAAGAGTGAAATCATTTGTATATTGCTCCGACTTGCATGGTGACAAACAGGATCACGAGGCAGTAACTGAATTATTAAAGTTCACCAAAGATTTTAACCCTGATGTTAGGATATTTGGGGGAGACCTCTTTGACTTCTCGCCACTAATGCGTAGTGCTGATACTGCTGAGAAAAATGCTTCTATGGAAGCTGATGTCGAGGCTGGTATGGAGTTCCTTGATGCATTTGAGCCTAACTACTTCCTACTTGGAAACCATGACGATAGGCTATGGCAGACTGCACAAAAGCACTCTATTGGAATAATTAGGGACACTGCACGGATGGGGATTAAGGACATTGAGCGAAAGTGCAGAAATCTTAAGTGTAAAATATTCCCCTACGATGTTGATAAGGGGGTTTTATCATTAGGTAAAATAAACTTTGTGCATGGGTTTTATCATGGTGTGACTGCAACAAAGAGGCATGCAGAGACCTTTGCACAGGAGGGTGGTCTTGTCGTTCATGGTCACATACATTCAATTCAATTTGCATCAATTCCTAGACGAGGTGGAGGTGCTGGGTATTCCGCTGGCTGCCTTGCCACTTGTGCAATGGATTGGAATAGGGCAAAAGTTAATCGATTAGCTCATGAGGCTGGCTGGGTTTATGGATATTATTCCAATAAAAGCTGGGCATGTTATCCAGTAAGAAAATTTGATGGTAGATTTTTATGGCAAAACCAAAAAAGATAAACTGGGCAAAGACTCTAGACAAAATGTCTCTTGAGAAAGGTAATGAACCATTGGGGGATGGGTGGTTCACTACTACCGAGTTAATGGAAGAATGCAATCTTGGAACTACCCGTGCGTATAGATTGATTAATAAAAATCTCAATGAAGGGAAATTAGAAATGTACAAAGGTTCAGGGTATAACGAGACGCACAAAATCCTTTCGCGTAGAATTTGGTATAGGTTTATTGACGGCAAGTAGCTGCAACTTGAATTGCATATTAGTATCCATTTGACAAATGGTTAACCTAATTGGAATTTTTAGTTTATATTTAATCCGTCCGCATCGGTTATGCGAGTACAGTTCCTTCGCCAATGAACTATAAAACTTATGACAGACAATCAAGATAGTGTCGTGACTATACCACAGACAGAAACAGAAACCAACCTAGTGTCACTTAGCGATATTGCTGAAGCTGCTGGATTGGATCAATCGATCTTTGAAAATGCATCAACCGAAACTAACGAGGAATCAGAAGTAGTAACGGAAGTAGAAGAGGAAGGGGTAGCTGAGATATCGGACGAGCCTGAGCCTGAAACTGAAGAGACTGAAGAAACTGAAGAGACTCCTGATACGCAAGAACCTGAAGGGGTTAAGAAGCGTATTGGCAAGCTTATTGAAGCTAGAGAATTAGCGAAGGCTGAAACAAAAAAATTACAGGAAGAACTGGAAGAACTTAAGGGTGCTGCTCCAGCCAAGGCTGAGCAAAAAGGTTTAGCTAGATTCGATGAAGTGATGTCAGAAACTGACCTTGGAAAAAGGGAGTCAGACGCTGAACACTTAAGAGAGTGGTTACTGGCTAACCCTGATGGTGGAGATTATGAAGACTCAAGTGGTCAAGAACATGAAGTTGACTATGACCAAGCGAAAGTCTTGATAGTCGAAACTGACCGAGACTTGCGGAAAAATATTCCGCTTGTTAGAGATCGCTTAAGGCAAAAGCAAAGCCAAGACCAAATTGCTTTAAAGACCTTCCAGTGGATGAATGATGGTACAAGCCCTGAGGCACTTGAGTTAAAAGCTATATTGGCTGATAATAAATTCTTAAAAGACTACTCAACAAAAGACCCATATGCACAAATTGTATTAGGTTACGCAGTAGAAGGTTTTAAGAAAGTGCAATCTAGATCAAATCCAACTCCTAGTAATCAAGCCCCAAGTATTCCTGTAGCTCCAAGTAGAGCTAAGCCCAGCGTAGTAAAAGGTAAAAACAAAAATTCATCCAGTGATCTGCTCAAGTTAGCAGCATCAGGAGACATTGAAGATGCATCAAAGTATATAGAATCATTATTTTAAAATTTAAAAAACATCTAGGAGGATAATAACATGGCTGGAATAGTTGAAAGAACCCAAAATTTAAAGAGAGAAGATTTAAGCTCACTGCTAACAGTAGTAGACAGAAAATCAACTCCGTTCATATCAGAAATCAAAAAGGGGTCAGCCCCAAGAAATTCTTTAATTGAGTGGGGTGTAGATAAACACAAAACGAATTTAGTAGCGTCAGCTACTTATACCGCAGCTGGTATATCAAATAAAATTCCATTGGATGGTGAAGATACTTCTTCAACTGACTTTGAGAATTATGATGATCGTGCCAAGTGCCAAGTCTATGTTCAATATAGTCGCAGAATGCCAAAGGTTTCTCGTCTAGCTAACATGACTTCTGATATCGCTGGAGTCGGTTTTCGCAAAGAGCTTTCTCAGAGTATCGCAAAGGCTTTGGTAAGTCACAAACGAGATTTGGAAAGTACATTATGCTCGTCTCAGGAGACTGCTGCTGAAACTGGTGGAGCTGCTGCTACACCATATCAGACTCGTGGTCTTGGTGCTTGGGTACAAAATGGCGCACAAGGAACTCTTCCCGTACCAGCTTCCTTCAGGACTCCAGCCACTTCGATTAAAGTTGCTGGTGGTGCTGCTGCTGCAACTGAAGAACACTTGCGTGATATCTTGCAATCGATTTATGAGCAGACTGGTGAGTCCGATAAGTCTTTTTATGGACTTTGCGGAACTGCAATGAAGAAAACCATTTCTGAGTTTACTTTATTTACTCCTCGTACAAACAACCTTGTCATGTCAAATCGTGACACGGACTCAGGTCGTTTAAACGCAGCAGTTGATATCATAGAATCGGACTTCGGAACAATTACTCTTAACCTATCGAGTTTCTTGTCACAGGACGCACGGGACGCTGGTGGAGCATATGATGCTTCTGTAGGGCAAGAGACTTTGTTCATTTTGAACAAACCTCAGCTGGAAATCTGCTTCGCAGAAGACACCAATGTACGCGAGCTTCCTGATCTTGGTGGAGGTGCTAGGTCACTCATTGAGTCTGTGTTTGCTTTGAAGTCATATTCAGGTGGTTTAGACCACGGGAAATACACTCTGTAATTTAAAAAGTTAGGTACTATCATGCTCGACTCTGCTGCTGAAGTTAAGGTTGGAGGTAAAAATCTGACCAAGGAGGTTTTTGAAGACCTCGCACTGATGTGGCAGAGCGAGCTAGATGGTGCTGAATCAGAGCAAGTTTTGCTTATGGAAGCGGAGCGAAGAGTAACTGGTGGTGAGCGAAAAAACTTATCATTCGGTTATGTTAGAATGAAAGTTTGTCCTGAAATATTTCACTTTTGGTCAGGCAAGCTAGGATCAGGAATTTGGCAAGATAAAGGATTCAAGAAATGGATTGAAAATCGATTTGGAGACTTGGTCAAAATAAAATCGATTAGTGATAATATCGTAGTCTAGTATGAGGAGTGTACCTTATTCGGAGGTAGAGCAAGGTGTCGCTGCAATAGCTGGCATCGATCCTACGAGCATACTAGCACACGAGAAGGTCTTACTGGCAAACTACATTAATGATGCCACTAAATACTGTTGGGACTACTACCCTTGGGCTGAGTTTACTAAGACAGAAATTAGAAGATTTAGAGATGACTTTGTTTCTATGTTTGCTTATACCGCAAATGATGAAGTCTTTCATGATGGGAAATATTATCGTGCTAGGGTTGATAATAATAGCAACACAATACAAATCGCCAATGGGAATTGGTATGAGATTGGGGACATTGATGCAGCACCTGACTGGTCACCTTCAGGTGTCTATTCAGTAGGTGCAAAGGTTGTCCATGATGGTAAATTATTTTTATGCATAGCCTTAGCCCCCTCATTTGAAGGTGGATTTGAGCTTGTCTGCTTTGATGTTAATCAGTCGCATACGGGCATCCCTAGTATATTTACTGAGATTACTGAGACCTTTGAGCGGTATATACCTTATGAACAAAATGGAAAGGATGCAATTGGCACAACTTTATTTGCGTCTACTTCTGACCCAAGGTACTCAAATACTAGTCCGTTAGACTGGCGAGAAGATAGAGAGGGTATTTACTTTAACCCTGATGGACGGACATTTAATGAGGTGTGGTTGCGTTACAGGATTGAGCCTCCCACTTTTACATCTGCAAGCGTGTCTGAGGAAGTCCCTAGATTTTTAGCTCAAGCAATAAAGGCATTTAGTTATAAGAGTTGGCTGATCGGAGATGGGCAACATGAAAAGGCACAAATTCAAGACTCATTTGGAATGGACTTATTAGTTCGCGAGCTAGACAAAGCGGATGGGCAAAATGACAAAGGTCTTCCTTACACGATTAATAAGAATCCATATCGAAGAATTAATTCAAAGCAGCAACATGTCGCTGCTAAGACAATAGATAGCATTGGTTCTCTACATACAAGTGAAGTAAATATTAATTTAAATTTCTCACTTACTTCAACAGGCAAGCAATCAGTTGTAAGAGCTGAGTCAGCAGCCAATCTTACAGTTCGTGCAAGGGCAGAGGGAGTAAATATAGTTAAGAAATCTACAACTAACTTAATCTTACGATTGCGTTCAAATGTAGTAGCTAAAAATTCAGTAAAGTGGGCTACTGCTAAGAGTGACTTAAGTCTTAAAACTGGAACAAGATTTCGAGAAATAGCAATTGGTAAAGTTAGGGGCTTTATGGTGAAAGCTGGATACCCAGTTGATGAGATGTTTATTTCACTCAGTCTAGCATCGCGAGGTCTTAGAGAGAAGTCAGTTCCGATCAATGGTATTAATCTAGGTCTGACAAGTAACTTCATTGGTAGGAATGTGTATCAAGTGGCAAGTCCTCCTACCATGAACCTAAGTCACTCAACAAATGCAACAGGATTTAACTCAGTAAAGAGAGGGTCACCTCCTTTTATGAGAATTTTTAGTACAACTAGTGCTAGTGGTGTAAATGCAGTAAAGAGAGGGTCACCTCCTTTTATGAGAATTAATACTACAACTAGTGTAGGGGGCTTAGTGGAATACCCTGTAATAATTAATGGTGCTGCAAAGATTGGCACTGAGGCTGTAATGGCTGATACTGGATATGACTATCGCACAGATTCAAGACAAGACATAGATAGACGAGCTACTGGTCATCCTTATGCAGCTAATGCATTAGAGTATGTACCAGTCTTTAGAGCTGGTAATGGCGCACGCAGCACAGACACAGTCGCACGAGAAAATACACCTTTGCATATACCAATAAAAACATCATGCACAGAATTTGTCATGGCTGGCTGGATTGATATGAGTAGAGAG